TTACGCGCCGCCCGGAGCCGCGTAGCCGCCGACAAAAAACCAACCGAGAAAAACAACGGCGACGATAAAAATGGCCACCGGGAAAAGAATACCCAATCTCATGATGTTACCCCTGAAGCTAAAAATATGACCTGTCCTGCCACAAAACCATTAAGCCGTTGCATTACATCGCCACAGCTTACCGGAAAACCTCGCTATCATACTGGATATCGCCGTCAGGTTTTAATCAATATTCAGAAAGGAATCACGCCGACGGGACTTTTTATCCTGATACATCGCATCATCCGCAGCGCGCAGCGCACTTTCGACATCCTGAATCTGCGGATTCACCTCAGTGACGCCAAAACTGGCACCGGGATAGTTAATTCGGTGTTCACCCAGAAAGTAAACTCCGCGTAAGGCCTCTCGCAGGGTCGCAACAAAGGACTGTTGTTGCACAGTGTCCAGTTCGGTGCCGACGACCAAAAACTCATCGCCGCCCAGACGCCCCACCAGGTCTCCCTGGCGAATATTCGCCTTCAGCCGTTCGCCAATCTGGATCAAAAAGCTGTCGCCGCACTGATGACCAAAGCGATCGTTGATCGCTTTAAAATCATCGAGGTCGATAAAGATCATCAGCAGATTGCGCTGCCGTTCGCGCTCGCGGGGAAACATTGACGACAGATGCTTAAACAGCGCCCGGCGATTGGCTAAGCCGGTCAGCTCGTCGGTATAGGAGTGCATTTCCAGCGCGACGTTGGCGGTGCGAAGCTGATCAACCAGCGTCTCTTTCTCAATATAGTGAGAAATTAAGTTAGCAAACAGCTCCATCACCTGCTCACCTTCGAGGTTATAGGGCTGCTTATTGCGGCTGGTTGCACACAATGTGCCGTACAGCGAACCGTCGGCGAGGCGCACGGGAATGCTGAAGAAGGTGATAATACCCATGCCCTGAGCGGCGATGCACGACGGCCAGCGGGTGTTGACATCGTTACTGAACTGGCAGTTATCATCGATTGCACGTTTACACAGCGACTCATTCCACGGCACCGAAAACCCTTCCGGGATCTGCATTTCGCTGCTGTTATGCGCGTACAGGACCAGCTGGCGCTGCGCTTTTAAATCAATACGAGTCAGATAAGTCGACTCCATTCTGGTCACAAGCTCCAGCATCTCTAGCAGCTGCCTGACTAACATTTCGAGGGAATGTTCATTGGCGAGCGTTTGCGAGACGCGAGCAAGAATAAAATCTGACATGAATGTACGGCTCCCGATCGCGGGTGGGGCCGTCAGTCATTTATGCTGGAAAACGGCTACCAACGAAGAGTAAACATAGATACAACAAATTTAACACATTAATGAAGGGAATACCTGCGATCGCAGCGGGGAAAAAAAGCCCCGTCGGGTGCATTACCTAAACCTGGTAGTTGTGGCTTTCAACAGTGTAATGCGGGTTGCGCGGCACACAACACCATCGAAAGCCATATTTACCTACCTAAGTGTGGACATAATGTGGACATTTTCCGCATCAATGCCACCTCTTAACGGGTTAAGAGAAATGGCGTCCTGTAAATACTCAGGCGCAAAGTGAGCATAGGCCATCGTTTGCTCAATTCGGGCGTGCCCGAGGATCCTTTGTAGCGTTATGATGCTTCCCCCATTAATCATAAAGTGCGTCGCGAAACTGTGCCTCAAGGCGTGCGTAGACTGACCAGTCGGGAGATCTGGTTTTACTTCCCGAAGTGTCTGCCTGAAGTCGGTATACGACGCACTGGTAAACAACAAACCTCGCTTACCACCGGCTATGAGTTTCGCGACTTCTGCTGATACCGGAACAGTGCGAAGCTTGTTGCTCTTGGTTTTAACGAACGTTACTCGATTCTGTATGATGTTTTCCGCCTTGAGTCGTGCAGCTTCACCCCAACGAGCACCGGTGCTTAAACAGAGGATCGCGATCTTCCTGTTGTCGCCATCGAGCTTTGAGAGCAAAAGGGCTATCTCTCCTTCGGTGAGATAGCCGGTTTCAGGTACTTCTTCCTTCAGCTTTTTTCTGCCCCGAATTGGATGCTCACCGGAGAACAATTCGGCCTCAATAAGCGCAGTGAACATGCCACTTGTACTATTGAGATCGCGGTTTATGGTCGAAGCTTTAATGCCCTGGCTTCTTCTCGTTGAGTAGTACTGACTTATCAGCGCCTTCGTGATCTGAAATGCACAAGGATCGTTAGTCATCCTGCAGAACGTCTCAATCTTATTGCGATTTATCCGTCCATGTTCCTCGTGCTTTCCCTTCAAATTCCACCAGATCTGTATTAACTCAGACAGATGCCGCTTATCTGTCGGTTTTGATAACCACTCTTTAGTATGGTGGTTAAACTGGGTGTGCTTCTCAAATGCTACTGCTTCACTCTTCTTGTCAAACCTCCTGCGGATGCGCTTTCCGTTGCGCCCGGCAGGTCTTATGTCCACTTCATATCGACCATCATCGAGTTTCTTAATTGTCATAAGAAATCCCTCAGATGGGGGCGTTTGCTTTTAGGCTTCAACGCGTTGCCATTATGTGATGAATACTTTTCGACCAATAACAGACATTTGAAATGTATGTAAGACCGGTTAATTGTTAACCAATCTTTTGGTCTGAGTGCTGCGAGGTTGTTAAGTCTTGCCCAAAGTGTGCGAGTGCCGGTGCGATTTGACCGGCTTCAGGCGAAACCTGATCGGTCATAAACCATAGTGTGTATTTAGTGAATTGAGGTATTTGCAGAATCTTCATCATTACGTCGGTTGGAGGGGTTGAGCGCCCGCTTTCGTAATAACTTAAAGTCCCATATGGAATGCCTGTTAGATCAGCGAGTTGCTGTCTACTTAGATACTCAGACTTTCTGATTAAGACGATTTTCTCGTTTAACGCGTTTGACATGGTGTTTAGATCTCAATAGTATAATGTTTAGATGTAAACTGTTAAGTGTTTAGTATTGAACACTAAAGCCAACTATAAGCCATTCAGAGCAATCCATGAACCGATTAACGAGGAAATGTTAATGGTAAAGCAAATCATAAGTACGACCGATGCGGTTCCTTATCAGGAGTTCGCCAGACTCATCGGGAAAACTCCGGCAGCAGTTAGAGGCATGATCGAAAAAGGGAAGCTACCTGTAATCGAGATGACCGATCCCCAGTCAACTTCTGGCCGTGCGGGCGAGTACTGGGTTTACCTGCCAGCCTGGAACAACGGCATGAAACTGGCCTACGAAAGTCGTCCAAAGGAGATCAGGGAAGGGTGGTTGATGTGGCTTGGTCTCGGTGAGCCAGGTCGATAGCCGGTTTCAGGAGAGGAAACATGAAGAACGGTAGCCGCGGATCAGTATCACAGCTCAATCGCAAAACCAGCCTCTACTGTGGTTTTACTATTCTGAAACTCCCACGCAAAAAACCGTACAACCGCCAGCGCTATCAAATTACGCACACAGGCCATTATTACGGCATTGACTTTGCTTTATCAGAAGCATGCCGAACGATTGACAGAATCATGAGTAAAAAGCGGTTTATTGCTTTTTAATCTCTGGGGGCGAAAATGAAACTCGAATATGCAGACAAAATTAACTCGCTTTTACAATGCTTCCATTTCAATAAAGAGTTTCTGGAATGGAATCATGATTACTCTCTTCAGCTCTTACGCCATGGCGTATCCCACCTTTATCATTTCGCAATGCTTCAAGGCGAGAATGATGAATGCACTCTTGAAGAACTCCGCAACATCATTATTGCCGTGACCGATGGCGACATCCCTAAACCATACGACCTGCTATCACTCGACGCTGAGCAACTGAAGAAGGCTATGGTGTTTGCCAAGCCGCCGGCGGTAACTGTAGAAGTTACCCCGGAGATCTTGCAACACCTGAAACTGGGAGCAAAAGCCTCCTGGCGGCTGGAGCCCCCTCGCTTTAACTGATCATCGGAGTACGCCATGTTCACCGAAGAAAAAACATCTTGGGAACAGGAAATGCTGATCCGAGAGGCGATGGAAAGTGCAGAGCAGGGGTTCACTGTACATCTGAAAAACGGTGCTCGTATCACCATTACTTCAAAAAGCCCGACTAAAGATTTAATAATTTTTGGGCTAGAAAAGGCAATTCGCGGTAATCATGAACGCGCGCGAATGACTTTTATTGATTTCATGTATTACTGGCATGAAAGGATATTTAAGCAGATTAAAAGAAAACCGCGCTCCAACAAATAATTAACCAGCTTTAAAAATAACGGCATTCATTTTGCCGGGGATTCGTTTTGCCTTTTTCAGGAGGTTGAATGTCGGTCACGTCGATAAAGCTTGAAAACAAAATTAGCGATCCGGAGTTCGTGGAAATAAGCGCCAATGCACGTAAGCGCGAACGCGCTCACCTTCTGGGTCTGCTGCGCATTTTCGTTGGCCAGTTGAAAAAGGAAAGCCTCACCCCGGAAGAGATCTATTCATCAGTCGAGCGGTGGATCAGTCACCGCGAACTACTAATCAGCGAGGACTAAGAACAATGAACCATTTAATGATTGATTTGATTAATACCAGCGAGAAACAGTCTTCTCCTTTGTGTGCCATTGAGGCTGTGTTTTTTGAGCCGTCAACTGGTCAGATTGGCAAGAAGTTTTACTCCTCAATCGACATCCGTAAAGCGCAAAGCCTGAAAGGGCGCCTCAGTATCCAGACCGCATTTGACTGGATGAAGAAAGATTCTCACTGGCGTGCAGAGGTGATGAGTGCAACCGCTGCCGAAGGGGATGTGCTTTGTGACCTTGCTGGTTTTATTGCTGATAACACCCGCCCTCAAAATACCGCGTTGTTTGTATGGTTCAAAGATACCCCGGAAAAACTGGTTTCGCTTCGGTATGCCGTGGATCGCTCAGAGGTGTCTGGCATCTTTCCTGACGGTACAAAATTCCGCTGCATTCGTTCACTTCTCGACCTTGCTGCTGCCACAGATTATGCACCTCACGCAAGGAGCGCACTTGCACGTTACACGCTCACTGACGCGCTTTATCAAGCAGAGCAAGTCTGCGAAATCTGGCAGCGCCTGACCTCTTCACACATTGAATCACTCTGAGGACTGCTATGCATTCGCATCTGTCAGTTGTTTGCAACGCGCCGCTGCCGGTTTGTAACAGGGCGCTTGCCGCCCTGAAATCCTTTGCTCGCGGCCAGCGTAATTACACCCGCGTCAAGCCACACGCTTATCTCGTGATCCGCATTGGCCTTCGTTGGCGTTTGCTCAGCAAAAACGGCGGTAAGCAGTGGCGACTGATGACACATGAAACTTACAACCAGGAATGTCGCAAATGATTAAGTCACCTTTGAAATGGGCGGGCGGCAAAACCCGCGTTATGCCGCAGCTGCTGAAGTACCTGCCGAAAGCAGATTGCTTGATTGAGCCCTTTGTAGGCAGTGGCACAGTTTTTATGAATACGGAATACCGCCGCTATGTGCTTTGTGACAGCAATCGCGCATTGATCAATTTCTTCCGCGCGCTCAGGGAAGACCCTGAAAGATTGATACTGATCGCCAGGAACGTATTCAGAAATGGCAATAACGAAGATAGCTATTACGAAGAGCGCAAGTTGTTCAACCACCTGTCGTGGGATGACGAGTGTGCAGATGATTACGTTGTACGGTGGGCGGCATCATTTTTATACCTGAACCGCCACTGCTTTAACGGGCTTTATCGCACCAACAGGGATGGCGGTTTCAATGTTCCATTTGGCAGCTATAAGGCGCCTTATTTTCCAGAAGCTGAAATGCGCCTATTTGCCGAAAAGGCGCGGGATACTCACGCGCTCTTTCTTTGTAATGATTTTCGTACTTCCATTCCGTACGTTGCCAGGAACCGCCTGGATTCCGTGATTTACTGCGATCCGCCGTACATCCCGACTAGCAAAACAGCCAATTTTACCGCTTACGGCAAGCCATTTACCCTGGACGATCACCACGCTTTGGTCTCGACGGTACTGGACGTTAATCGCCAGCATGGAACGCGCTCGGTCATCTCGAATAGTGACACACCAGAAACCCGCCAGATCTACTCCGCTTTCAATCTTCACGCCTTCAGCGTTCGCCGTTCGGTCAGCGCCAAAACTCGCGATATGGCCGATGAAGTGATTGGCGTGCTACGCGTATGCGGTCGCTGTGGTCGCTCTGGCGGTGGCAATTGCCCGTATTGCAGACCAGTAAAGAGGCTTTCGACTTACGGCGCAATGGTGGCGACGGATGCATTCGACGGGGCGGAGGGGTTCTGATGAATACCATTGATGCCGTTATAACCCGCATTCTTGACGTCCGGTCATATCGCCATTTCTGGATCGTTGAGGTGGAGGTGTTGAGCTTGGGCCGATACAGCAATACGACCATTATCCGTGATAGCGAAAAAGAAGTCCGCCAAGTTCAGCCCGGCGACACAGTGACGGTTTGCCTGGTGCATGATGATTGCTAACTACAACGAAGTCGATGCCGGGAGCGCTGCCCCCGGCACGACCAGACTACAGAGAAGCGTCCTCAGGGTTGTCATCACTCCAATAAAAATCGTCGTCATATTCAGGTTTCGGCGGTGGTGGTGGGTTTTTCGGTATGTCCGACATTTTCATTTTTCCTTTAACGATATCCGCCTTGACGGCAGGTATTGCGAAAACAGCGTCATAGCCACGAAAAACACCATCATCAGGAAGGAGGTTGACCAGACCAAGCCTCTTCAGGAACTCGCAAATACTCACGTAATCCCCCAGGCCGGATCCTGTTATAGCCCTGTAGATAAAGCCATTGTGGTAGAGGGCTACTGGATATCCCATGGAACCCCAGGGGTCTTCCGGTTGTTGCTCAAGCCACTGGCTGATCTTGTCATCGTAATCAGGTCGTTCGCATTCCCGCGTGTACCGATGTTCCATGCTTTCCCCTTTTTCATGATTATTTGTGCCTGGGTGAAATATGAGCACAACTAAATCGAACGTGCAAATAAACCCGGATTTATCAGCAGCCTGTGCTCGTAATGAGAAGATGAATTATGCCTACGCCTGGCACTCAACGGATTATGACATTGCGACCGCCAATGGACTGACCTCTGCACCGACATCGCCGGTTGCAGATGATAGCGCTGTTACCGGAGGTATTATTTATCTCAATCCTGAGGGGGAGCGTAAGGAATTATCCCCTGATGACATTATTGAACTCTGGCCACCAACCGTAATGGGAGCGATTGAGCGCGATCGGCTTGCTCATGAACGCCGGATAAAATATCTGCGACGCCGTCTTCAGGCGTTGCCCGCATTTATCCGTTACCGTTTCTCTCGGCAACTGGAAGAACTGACCGACCAGGATCCATCCAGAGCGGTTAAATGGTTGTTTGGTACATTTGAGCGTCACATCCTTCGCCGCATTGAGGAGGTCAACGCGCAGTATCTGCCGCAGGATTCGATCCCAGCTATCCTGTTGCCACTTCGTGAAGACTTTCACTTGTTACCTTGGGCCAACAAGAAGCGACTGAAAAGACTGGCGTATAAGCTCGCGAACCTGATGAAAAGCGAGTTTATGCGCGAGTTTGATTTTCGGTACGAGAAAACGGCAGATGTGCAGTTTTCCACGATCTACGCTTACGGCGCGATTGCCAGTAAAGCGACCTCACTCAACATTGCAATCCCTGGTTGGAAACAGTATTGCGATGAAGTACTGACAGCAGAAGATGCATTACGTGTCATTGCCAGACTTCAAAAGGAAAAGTGGTGGCTAGTTAAGCTCCGCAAAATTCATGACCGCTGGCGTGAGCACCTCATGATCGCCACTAGCTACGTCAGCAAAGTGGCATCCCCTTATTGCTCTGAACCTTGCCTCAGGGAGTGGGTAGCTCAAAAAAAATCCAACTTTGAATACCTTCAGGCGATGGAGCTGGAAGACCAGGACACTGGCGAGCGTACCTCCTTGCTCGATAAGGTCATGGGCAGCGTTTCCAACCCGAAGATCGCCCGTCATGAATTGATGGTGCGCATGCGCGGTTTTGAGGATATGGCTAACGAGATGGGACTGGTTGGCATGTTCTACACGTTGACCGCACCGTCACGTTATCACGCCACGCATGTGCATTCCGGCAAGCGCAACGATAAATACTGCAATGCCAGCCCACGCAAAACTCAAAAGTACCTTTGCAACGTCTGGTCACGTGTACGCGCCAAATGGGGTAGGGAAGGCATCCGCACATTTGGTTTTCGTGTAGCCGAACCACATCACGACGGAACGCCGCACTGGCACCTGCTGTTATTTCTCCACCCTGAAGAGGTGGAGCTTGCCACTGAAATTTTTCATGAGTACGCCCTCCAGGTGGATGGAGGCGAACCCGGCGCGGCTCAGTATCGTTTTACTGCCAAACCAATTGATGAAGAGTTTGGATCGGCAACGGGATACATCGCAAAGTACATCTCAAAAAATATCGACGGTTATGGAATGGATGGCGAGTTTGATCACGAGTCAGGCAAACCCGTTAAAGAGATGGCAAAGCGCGTGCGGGCGTGGGCTTCACGCTGGAGTATTCGCCAGTTTCAGCAGATTGGCGGCGCGCCCGTATCCACCTGGCGCGAGCTAAGGCGCCTAGGAAGTCGTGAGCTTGTCTTGCACCCGGAACTTGAAGCTGCCCGCGCTGCGGCTGATGCGCCTGATTGGCCGGGATACATCAACGCCCAAGGCGGCCCGTTTGTAACTCGCGATTGTTTGCGTGTTCGTCTCAATTATGAATACACCGAAAACGGCAATGATTATGGTGACACAGTCGCCAAAATCAGCGGCGTCTATTGTCCGTTTACGTTCAGTGATTCGGTCATTTATACCCGTACCAATGATTACAAAATTGTACCGAAGCGTAAGCCATCGCCGGTCGAGAATTTGACCTTAGAAGGCCGCGACGCGGCCCCTTGGAGTTCTGTCAATAACTGTACGGGGCGCTCCGTTTCGGATGAAAAACTACCTTCAGAAACAACGGCGCCAGCTGATAAAACTGCGCCAGACAACAGTCCAGTGACAGAACTTCCGCTGAATATCGAAGATTTACGCCGATATTCACGCCAGCAAAGGCAGGAGATCACCAGCAGGCTAAGAAAATCCGCCCGCGAAAACTCAGATCAAGCCTTCATACGTACTGCGCGCAGTCTGCGCATGTCGATTGATGACGAACCCGCGCTGGCGTGGGGGCCAAAGGTCACCGCAATGAAAGATATGAGCCTGACGCCAGAAGAGGCAGAGCAGCACTGGCGCGAGCAGTTACAGCTCGAAGCGAAACGGCGGGCAGATAACTATGCCGCCGCGGCTTCGGAATACCAAAAGAAAAAGTCAGAGGTAGAATTACTTCAACAGAACGGTACGGCAGCGAATGTTGAGGGACGAAATTCACCGCAGCAAGGCATTAGCGGGATCTCGCAAACACTGCCTGACCATGTGATCGACGAGCTGAATAGACGTAATATCGTTCTCAGTGATGGGGAGGTTAGATTGTTAGTTGGTGGCTGCATACTGCCGCGTGGCGAAATGGAATTTGCCATCAGAGAAGGGGAGTTAGTAGTGGAGCGCCGGTTGTTTAAACATGCCAACCACGCCCCGGCATCATTAATCAAACAAAGTGAGCTGCTTGATCGCTGTCAAAGGGCTATCAGGAAGAAATTATGACCACGTTCGCTGTAGAAATTCATGAAAATATCGTTACTTGGCTTAAAAAGAGTACTCGCCCTGAGATAGTCCTGGATCTGCCATCAGTGCCGGAACCCGGCGACAAGCTATGGCTGAAGAGTATGCGAGGTAAACATATTGTCGAAACGGAAAGATGCACGATCGTGGAGTCGCGCCTCGTTTCGCGACTGCGTCCGACTGTGCGCTTAGTATTGGTATTTGGCATTACAACAAGAGGCAGAAAGTAGGCCGATGTGCGCAGACTTTTGCCATTGGAGCGCTAGTCCAACGTCCGCCCCTCGCAGCCAAAAGCGAACCGTTATACATAATTTATACTATATGTGCGTAGACCTAAAAAAGTGTATGATACATTACATGTGAAATCATTAAATTTATTAAGGAACGGATGTGTTAGTAAAATACTATGGTTTGATCTTTGATAAAGAAACCAATGATTGGTCACCAAGGACCGAGTTTATATCTAATGGTTTATTTAGAATGACTCAACCTAAATACCTTAATGATAAGGGAAGTGAGGCAAGGTTATGGCCATATTTTAATAACTTCTCACCTGCAGATTATGCTTGGGCAAAGAGAGAGCATGATAAAATACAACTCGACCCTTCTCATATTCCCTCGAATGAACAGTTAGAGAACTTTTTTTTAAAACCACTCGGTTTGAGGTACGGTGACGAGTTTCCACATTTGTTACATGAGGAAGGTTATAAATCAATGGATGAGTATGACCAACTACAATTGACTAAAATTGCAGAGGGAATTAATAATTTTCTTGTTGAAGCATTAAGTTGTCACTTAGGGATTCTATCTCTTTCAAAGTCTGATACAAATGAAATTATGTGGACGCATTATGCTAGTGAAGGCAAAGGTCTGGCAGTCACTTTCAATAAAAATCATCCTTTTTTTAATCAATTCCCCCCGAAAGATGTCAGCTACGCGATAGATAAAAGGGTTTCTCTCACATACTATAAAGGTGTAATGAGAATAAATGGTGCTCCTTTAAAAAAATTTAATGTCCATGATTTTAGTAATCCATTAAATATAATGCAATCCCTCTCAGGGAATGGTATCGATATAGATGATTTTACAGAGCGTTTATTATATTCGAAGGCTGAGAAATGGGCGGTGGAAGATGAAGTTAGAGTTGTATGTCCTTTGACATTCTGTGAAAATAAAAAAGGTTCGTTAGTTCAGCCAGATTTTGAATTTGAACTGACGCCGGAACAATCTGTTCTTTTTAATGCGTATTCCGAAATTAACCTCAAAAAAATACCATTCGGTGCTTTTGATTCCATAGTTTTTGGTTATAGTATGAGTGAGTCAGATATGGCAGCCGTTATTAGATTGGTGAGGGAAAATGATGAGTTATCTCATATAAAATTACGCGTGGCCAAACACAATATTTATGGAAACGTTGAGGTCTTCGATTTAGTTGAAAAGTGAGATGCCAATGTAAGTTTATAACGAGATAAGTACTACTTTTGCGTGAAACACGTTCAATTTTAAATGATTGAATTGCTGGTAAATGTCTGCTCCATTCTTAGCGAGAACCTTATGAGATGGTGTCCTGTCAGCTTCTGGTTAGTTGTGGATTTTGATGTAGCAGTCAGTCGATGTAATTTAAATGTTATGCAGCACATCTCCTAAACATGAATGGTCATTTTTAGCGCGATGCACACTAGCGCACAAACACGCACAATTTTTTTGATGCATTTTATCCCCTTTAACCTCATGTGCGACACGGTCTTGGGCCGGTTTTGTGCATGTACGAAAAACAGCAGGTTTACTGCGCGCAGGTGACGGGGGGCAAGCCCCCGCAAACGGGTCAGGGTAGGGAAGGCGGCAGAATACGCAATTTCACGGTTTCTGCGTCACGGTGAGCGGTCGTTTTGGGTGAAGGCATGCCTCCGTACAGGGAAAAAGCAGCAATACACAGAGGGGCGCTGATGCGGGATTTTTTAAGCAGAAAAGATGAGGCCAGCGAAAACGCTGGCCTGTTATAAATGCCTGATGTTGTTCAAAGACAGTGAATTCTCTAGCGGTTATTTCGCTGGGGAAAGCAACGCATAAGGGTTGAAACGGATCACCTCTTCTCCTAGCCACTCGTTGACCACCTTCAGGGCCTCCATTACGGGCGTCAGCTCGTTGATAGCGTAGACCCGTGCGGCCTTCTCGATATCCCCAAACGATCCATTTCCTGCTGGCATGGCGCCCATCAGCTGCGGCGGGATTCGGTGCGCTGCGAGTATGTCGTCCCTGGTGGCGTTCTTAATGTTGATAAATTCATCTTTCGCCGTGATCTGTTGAAACGGCAGGATCTGAACGCCATCCTTGCCGCCGCCTGGCGCATGCAGCAGTACGTTTTTAAATGCCCCTTTCCCACGCGCGCCGGTCAGTGTCTCTTTGACCGTTTTCATGCTTTTATCGTCAACCTGTCCCGCGCCAATATAGACAATACACCCCGCGTGGGAGCCGTTGTCGTAATACAGCTTGCGGAACATGTCAGCGGAGTGTGACAAACTGGCCGCCAGCAGCGCTGCCATATATTCGGGCATGCCGTAAACCTCCTGATTAATGTCCGGATTTAGAACGTGACACACTGAACCCGGTTTAAACGAGTGTTCCTCTTTCCAGCGCCGGATGAACCAGTATTGATCGAGGTCCGTACTCCCGCGTCGGGTGTATTTCGCCAGTGAATGCCGGAAGGGAAGTGGCCCGCCCAGGCGATTGCGCGGGAGTTCAAGGTAGGCATTGCCAAACGTGAACCAGTCCAGCGCGAAGGCCGAGAAGGTCTGACGGTTGAGCAGCTTGTGCGGAATAAAGCAGCCTGTCAGCACATTACGTTTGAAGTACAGGGCCGACTCATGCCACGCGCTCTGGCGTGGCGCTTTAGCCAGACCATAAAAATCTACCGGTGTCTCATAGTATCGCCCGTTATCCAGGCAATAGAGATTGTCCAGGAGGTCGGCCATATCACGTACCGGATAAGGCCCGTCAAAGCTGAATGCAGTTAACTCAGGATCGGCCTTCAGTGACTCCGCAATGTCAGAACCGGCGGTGCTGGTTATCGGCTTTTTACCGTATTTCTTTTTCACAGTTACCATCCCATTGCGAAACCACCGCCGCCACTTTCCTGGCCCAGCGGTTCGTTAATAATCGAAAGCATGGTTGCCCATGCCATATCACCGTGGCTTACGCCGCGCGAACGGTCGGTTTCGTAAGTGATGAAACCGCCGGGCGTAACGACTTTGCGAACAGCATTAAAGGCTCTGACCAGACCCTGCTCGCTGCGGTCATATTCCCAGCGCCCGGCGCGTATGACCTGCAACATTTTGAGGACAAGGGCGCGCTTGGAAGAGAGGCTCATCTGGTAGCAAATAGCCGCCGGGAACCAGTTTTTAACAATCTGCCAGACCGCCTCCCCGACGCCTTGTCCGTCAATGGCGATGTGAGTAACGTTGTAGCGCTCGGCTGCCTCTTTGATGACCGCCGCCTGCTGCTCAAACTCAAGCCCTCGCAGTTGCTTCAATTCAACCGTGCGAAACCGGCCGCCGGCCACAAGGGGAGGGACCGTAACGGACAGAGCACCGGCATCACCATTGCCGCTGCCGCCGTTGGCGTCGTAGCCCAGCCACACCTCACGTTGGCCCATAGGGCGACTGGCGAACGGTTTCCAGTCTGGCCAGTCGTCATACCCGTCAGCGCCGCACCCCAGTAACTGGCTAAGATTGAACGCGCTTTCGCCGTCTTTGACGAACTCGCACATGTACAGGTTTTCAAATTCATCGGGACTGTTTTCGTCCCTGATTTCATCAATGTCGGTGTAGTCCCAGCCATTGTTGATAGCATCCTGAATAGTGACGATCTGCCGCCACGTTTTGTCCGGGTAAAGCACGCCGCTATGCGTTTTCTTCCAGGACACGTCAAAATCAACGCGCTGTGCTTTAGGCCGTTTCGCATTCCACCGATCGCCGGTCCAGAACTGATAGGCTTCATGGCTTTCACTCGATGGTGTGGAGAAGTACGTGCGCGTTAAGCCTTTGAGCGTTGCCATGGCGCCGGCAACCTTACGCAGATTGATAAAGTTACCGGTCCAGAAAAACTCATCAAATCGCAGGTGGCCGGTGTACGACTGCGCTGTCGCCGCGGACGTCCCAAGAAAATGCAGCTCTGCGCCGTTCGATAGCGTGATCTGCTCGCCGCCTTTAAGTTCCACGTCCACCTCTTCAGCAGCTTTGCGGATAAAGTTTCGGAACTGGAGCGCCTGCTTTCGTGACGCTGACAGAAAGATTTGGTTGCGCTGGTAGTCGTGCTTAACGTCCGTTCTCAGTGCGCCCAGCAATGCCTCGCGGGCAAAGTACCAGGTCGCCCCAATCTGCCTTGACTTGAGGATCATCCGGTTACGCTGATCGCGCTGTTCGTACCAGCCGCGCTGATGCCAGGCGAGAGAGTCCAAAATTTTTGAGCGCAGAGCCTCGATCTGCTCTTCGGAGAAGTGATTTTTCTTCTTGCGACGACTGGTTTTTTTAACCCCGGCAGCAATGGAGGCCTGCCCGGTATCCAGCTTTTTCAACTGGCGGGTTAACAGATCAATCTCTTTGAAATCGCCACTGGTTTTATTGTCTTTTGCACTCAGTTGGCAGAGGCGGGTATCAATGGATTGCGTCACCCGTTTGATAGGCGTTGTGTCGTCCCATTCGTCGCGTTTTTTCCACGAATAAACCGTGTTTGAGTTGATACCCATTAATCGTGAAATTTCGGCGGGTGGGTATCCCTGCCAGTAGAGCTGCTTTGCTCGTAATCGAATAAACGCATCCTGAATCATCACTTCCCCCTTTTGAGCTGGGAGATTACCTGCGCGCGATCCCCGCGGCTCGGGCTTTCAGGTCTGGGCGTTCTCCGACAACAAAACCGCGTGGCGCCGGGCTTTTACGCTCTGCGATGATGCTGCGACTGACATAAACCAACAGGATAAAACGACATGGCCAGCACCACTAAACCAGCCCGTAAAAAATTCCGTGTAGCGGTTTCTGGCGCGACCGTTGATGGGCGTGAGATACGCCCGGAACACCTTCGCGACGCTGCGGCTAATTACAATCCCGGCGTTTACGGCGCCCGTGTGAATGTTGAGCACTACCTTTCCCCTTATCCGGGAAGTGACTTTGGCGCCATGGGGGATGTGGCTGCATTGAGCGCCGAAGATATCACCGAAGGACCGCTCTCGGGCCGTACCGCGCTCTATGCCGAGATTGACGCATCTACCCGCATGAAGCAGCTCACCGATGAAGGAAAAAAAGTTTACTCCAGCATTGAGCTGCACCCGCAGTTTGCTCTTAACGGTAAGGCGTACGTGGTCGGCCTGGCGATGACGGACACTCCGGCGAGCTTGGGAACTGAGCGCCTTAAATTCGCCGCGCAGCAGCGCGCGCAGGTGATGGCCTTCAATAACCAGCAGATCGAGGCGCCGCTGTTCTCTGATGCGCTTGAAGCTGAAGTGATCGAACTGGCTGCTCAGCGCGGCGAGGAGGGCGTCAACTGGTTCAACCGCGTGATGGGCATTCTTGGTAAAGGCCAGAAAACCGACGATCAGCGATTCAGCCAGCTGCATCAGGTTGTTGAATCGGTAGCGCAATCTCAGGCCGATCAGATTGACCGATTCAGTACCCTGGAGCAGGAGCGCCAGCAGGACAAAACCATCATTCAGCAACTGACCAGCGAACTTAACGAGTTGCGTGGTCAACTTCAGCTCCAGCCAGCAGAAAATTACAGCGCACGACCGGCGGCAACCGGCAACAGCAGCGCGCAGCTTGCAGACTTCTAAGAGGTAACCATGGAAAACCAGACCCGCGAACTATTTGATCATTACATTGCGCGACAGGCGCAGTTGAACGGCGTCTCACCTTCAGCCGTTGCTAACCGCTTTAGCGTCGATCCGACTATCCAGCAGAAACTGGAACAGGCCGCCATGGAGTCGGATGACTTCATGAAGTTGGTTAACCACTTCGGGGTTAAAGAGCAAGAAGGGCAGAAAGTAAAAATCGGCAGTAAAGGGCCGATGGCGAGCACCAATAACAGCTCGGACGGCACCAACCGCCGAAACCCGGCACCGAACCATAACAAAGAGCCGCAGAACTATCACTGCCGCAAAACCAACTATGACTATGCGCTTTCGTATGCGGAGCTGGACGCGTGGGCCGGTCACCCGGAGTTTCAGTCACTGATCAGTAATGCCATGGCCCGTCAGTTGGGGCTGGATCGCCAGATGGTTGGCTTTAATGGCACGCATTACTCCGATAACTCCGATCGCACCACTTATCCGCTATTGCAGGATTGCGGCGTGGGCTGGCTGCAAAAGATCCGCGATGAAGCGCCGCAGCGCATTATGCCGGGCATCACGCTGACCTCCCGCGATGAGAATAACGCGGTAATTGCGTCAGGCACCTACGGCAATATTGATGCCGCCGTGCTTGATGCACGTCACAGCCTTATGGATCCCTGGTTCCGCCGTGCTCCCGGCCTGGTGACTGTGCTCTCGTCCGATCTGCTGCTGAAAGTGAACCTGCCGAAAGTGAACGCGCTCAGCCAGACCAATCCGAATACCGAACTGCTGGCCGCGCAGCTCATTGTCAGCCAGGAAAAGATCGGCGGTCTGCCGACGGTCTTTGTCCCGGGCATTCCTGAAGACGTCGTGCTCATCACCAACCTGAAAAACCTCTCTGTGTATTACCAGAAAGGCTCCCTGCGTCGCTCTATCCGGGAAGAGCCGCACTACAACCGTATTGCGACTTACCAGTCCAGCAATGACGACTATGTCATTGAGGAGTACGGCATGGTTGCCATGATCGACGGCGTGACATTCGCCTGATAATTCCATCACAAGGCGGGCAGCAAGCCCGCCCAGGAGAATGAACGCATGCTGACACCGGCACAAAGACACTTTCAAAAGGTCATGGCTGAGAGACGAGGCTCCAGTGATGAGCGTGACGCGGAGACGCGCACCGCGCATGAGCAGATCCTCTTTCGCCTGCATATGCATAAATCCTCGCTGAGCCAGATCCAGTCCCGCCAGGCGAAGGCCGCCGTAAAGGCCAGCATCCTGCCAGAGTTTCAGGGATGGATTGACGGCACGATAGAGGGCGACAGCGGGCGCGCGGATCCGGTCATCACCACGCTGATGGTATGGGCGGTGGACTGTTCTGACTATGCGCTGGCGCTGCGTATCGGGCGCTATGTCGTTAAGCATGGCCTGAGCATGCCGGAGGACAACTATCGCCGCCCGGCACCCACGGTGCTGACCGAAGAAATCTGTAATCCCATTCTGAACCTCGCCACCACGGACGCCGGGGCCGAGCTGTCAGGTTATATCGCCATGCTGGACGAACTGGCCGAAATTGTGGCTGACAGTGACATGCCGGATGAGGTCCGCGCGAAGCTGTGCAAGGTACGGGCGTTTTGCCGCCGCGGTACACAAGACGCGGAAACGAAAGGCGAAGCGCTGAAACTCTTCCGGGAAGCCATGAGCCTGAACCCGGGCGCAGGTGTTAAGCGAGAAATCGCCTCTCTGGTCAGCGTTCTGAAGAAGGCGCCGCAGACCAGCGCGGCGGGTGGTGATGCGGTAGATGAGACCTCATCCAGCGATGCAGCGGCAACCGAAACACACGCAGCAGAAAAAGCCACACGAACACGCAAGCAGACGAAAACGGCGGCCGGCACCCAAAAAGCCACCCGCAAAACGGCGGCAAAAAAGACAATGAAAACCGCCGCCAGAGAAAACGCCTGAATGTAACGAACTGGCCCCGCGCCACAGGCGGCGCGCCCGGCGATCTGCCCGTTATGCGGTCTTTTTACCGGACGCCCACCGCCTGATCTACCGGAGAAACGTCGATGAGCTTTATCGCACAGCGTCCCGTCAGACCCGCCGACAGTGATGTGACGGACGTCGATGATGGCGGCGCGCAAATCACCGTCAGTACATTCTGGCCGACAGTGAAACTCCACGATCTGCGCCTCGCTGCCCGCATCGCCGGGGATATTACGACCTCCCGGCTGATGCACATGGCAACGGAGGCCGCGCTGCATGTCTCGGATCAGTTGAAGGACTGGCGCAGGCAACGGGAGGCGGAAGGTGCTGAATCACTGGCTTCTGTACTGCTGACTTCCGCCGGTGACCCCGTCGAGCAGATTAACGGCGAAAGCGCAAAAGTTTATCGCTTCCGGCGCGCAGTCTACTCCTTCACGCGGGCCAGCGTACTGGAAGGTTACAGAGACGTCGGCACCACGCCAAAAGGCGACAAGGATGCGGAGGCCCTGGACAGGCAGATCGACGATCTCTGGCGGGACGGGCGCTGGAGTATCGCTGACATTCGGGAAGAAGCCCGTATCTATGCGGAGCTGTTCTGATGAAAGTCAGGGCGTTGCAAAACGACACGGTTGATCAGCTCTGCTGGCGTCATTACGGCAAAACCGCAGGTGTCACGGAGAAGGTGCTCGAAGCCAATCCGGGACTGAGCAACCAGATATTTTTGAATGCCGGGCAGGAGATCGAAATGCCTGCGATAACCAGCGAGGTGGAACGGGTAACCGTCCAGTTATGGGAATGACTCTGGATCGTATTAACGAATATTTTGCGTTTGCAACATCCGCCCTGGTGACTGGCGTGGGCGTCATGACCGTCAGCGAAAAGCTGGCACTGGCTGGCCTTCTTCTGGGGATTGTTTCCGCCGTCCGGTTGGCGATTCACCGCCGCCGCATTGAGCAGGCCAGCCAGCATCGTAACGACTTGATCGAGCAGATTCTCCGCCAGGCGGAAACCCGCAACCTGTCGGACCGCGAGCGGCAGCTGCTGGAGCAACTGCACGGGGACAACCCGACATGAAGAACATCATCAGAAAATGTTCGATTGCGGTGATTGTGGCCCTGGGTATTTCGCTGGCGCCCGGGAGCGTCAGAACGTCGAAAGAAGGGCAGCAGAAAATCGCCGGTTGGGAGGACTGCCGCAGCACGCCTTATTACTGCACGGCGGGGGCGCTGACCATTGGTATCGGCTCCACGGGCGGCGTAGAAAACCGCGAATACAGCAACCAGGAAATAGCGCGGCGCTGGATTAACGATCTGCAACGGGCAGAAAACTGCATCAATAACAATTTCCACGGTGCCGACATGCCTCAGCTCACCTTTGAAGCCATGACGGACGCCGCGCTTAATCTGGGCTGCACCGGGCTGATGTGGTTCACCGATAAAAACGGACGCAAGCAGAGGACCACGATCTGGAAGCATGCCCAGGCCAGGCAATGGCCGCAGATGTGCAACAAGCTGACTGATTTTGTCAATGCGGGCGGTAAGCGTTCCCCCGGGCTGGTTAACCGGCGCAACGATTTTAAAGCCTGGTGCCTGCTGGGCCTGAGTACGCCGTCATGAGAGCGGGCAGTGTGATTGTGATGTTTGTCCTTCTGGCTGTGGTCTGGTGGCAGACCGACCAGCTGAGCGAGGCCCGCACCCGCAACAAGCTGTTGATCGAAACGGCGACCGGTTACGACCAGGTTATTCAGGAAGTGAAGGCGACCACCATACAGACCCACAAATTACTGGCAGAGGTGAAAGTCCGTGAGCAACAGCGTAATGCAGAAGGGGAGCGACGGCGTAAAGCAATGCAGGCCGCGATCAATGGTGACACGTGCGCTGTTACTCCTGTGCCTGGCGCTGTCAGTCGCAGCCTGCAAAAACGCACCGCCCGCGCCGGTCATTCAGCTGATCCGTGAACCCGTCCCGGAGAGCCTGACCGAGGAAACACAATCTCCGGCCCTGGATGAGCCCGTGACATGGGGCGCGGTGGCGATATTCAGTGACAGGTTGCTTGATGCGCTTGATGCCTGCAATGCCGACAAAGCGGCGATCCGCCAGTGGGACAGCCTGCGGCAGAACACCCGAAAGGAGCCATAAATGCTGAAGATAAACACACTCCGCGCCGCCATTGAGAAAGCAAACACCTGGTGCCGGGCGAACCCGGAAGCCTGGACGGTGTTCGTTGAAGAGGGTGGCATTGAAACCACCGGTGAAACGCCGTCTTTCATGTATCGCTATTCTCTGGTGCTGTTCGTCATGAACTACGCCGGGAGCATTGACGACTTCACGCTGCCGCTGATGGCCTGGCTCTGGTTTAATCAGCCCGATCTGCTGCTGAACCCCGATAAAAACCAGCAGATTAAATTCACCACACTGATTAACAACGACGACACCGCCGATCTGATGTTTGAGCTGCCGGTGCGTCAGCGGGTACTTGTGCAGCTGGATGAAAACGGCGTGCCGTGCGCCGAGCATTTGCCGGAGCCGCGCCCGCGCGTGCTGGCACCCCACGCCGCAGGCTGGGGGCTGGTATTTGAAGGCATGCTTCAGGAGGCTGGAGCATGAATGATCGGATGTTCAGCGAGCTGGATCGGGTTTTTCAGGACATTCTCGACGGCGTCAGCCCGGCAGGGCGTACCCGTACCGCGCGCAAAATTGGCCTGGCAGTGCGCCGTAGTCAGCAGCGCCGCATCGCGTCACAGAAAAACCCGGACGGCAGCGGCTATGCCGTGCGCCGCCGCAAAGTTTACCGCACCCAGCAGGGGATCAAGTTCGTCTGGAATAACGAGGTGCGGGCGCTGAAAAACTGGCGCGGCGGGCGCGGGAAATATGGCCGGACAATCACGGGCTTTGACGAGAAACGCCGGGATATCCGCACATTTTACCGGGCCGATATCGAGCGCTATCTGGAAATCAAAACACAATCAGCGACGCATTCAGAGACAAAAAAAACGCCGATGTTTACCCGCCTGCGCACCCTGCGTTTTATGAAGGTCAGACCGGACGCGGGCGGCGTCACCGTAGGATTTGACGGCATTGCTGCGCGCATTGCCCGTATTCACCAGTACGGCCTCCAGGATGAAGTTGGCCCGGGCGCCTACGCACAGTACCCGGCGCGTGAACTGCTGGGCATGACCCCGGCAGACCTTATCGCGACGGAAAACGCCGTTATCAGCAGTCTGGGCGGTGCGTCATGAATGCCGAGCTGATGCGCCTGCTGGAAAACATTCTGCGCCAGGGCGTCGTGGAGCAAATCAGCGCCGACAAGCAAGCGGTGCGCGTTCGCTCCGGCAGGCTGCTGACCACCTGGATCCGCTGGAACGTGACCCGCGCCGGGGCGTTCAGCATCTGGCTGCCACCCTCCATAGGGGAGCAGGTCTGGATCGGTTGCCCGGGCGGCAACCCTGAAAACGCGTTTGTGATTGGCTCTGCATACAGCGCAGATAACCCGCCAACGGGCAGCAGCCTGCTGGAAATCAGCATCACCGCACCGGATGGCGCGCGCCTGCATTACGACGCTGCCGACGATGCCGGAGCGCTGTCCGTGACCGGCATTAAAACCGCGCATATCCAGGCAGAGACCCGCGTCACGCTTGACACGCCGGAGGTGGAATGCACGGAACACCTCAAAACGCGCACTTTCGAGCTGACCCACGGTGGCACGATGGCCGGTGATGTGACTCACAACAACGGTGCGCTAACGTCCAACGGTGTCCAGGTTGACAGTCATGGTCATGGCAAGGTCCAGACCGGCGGAAGCTGGACGGAGGGTACGCGATGACAGCCAGTTACACGGGAATGAACCCGGAAGGCACAGGCACACTAACCGATCACGATCAGCTCTGGCAGTCCGTGACAAAAATCCTCACCACGCCGACAGGCTCCCGTGTGATGCGCCGGGAGTTTGGCAGCGTGGTACCTGATTTACTCGATGCGCCACAAAACACCGTCACCCGCATGCAGCTGATGGGCGCCACCGCCATTGCGCTGGCGCAGTGGGAGCCGCGGATCAGCCTGACCACCGTCAATGTGGTGTTTTCGCAGACCGGCACCGTCACCGCTGAACTGACCGGCACAATCACCGAAACCATGACAGAAACCAGCAACACCATCAGGCTAAGGAGTTAGCGTGCAGACGTCCGTCGATTTATCCCAGATCCCGCAGCCTGACATTGTCGAGGTGCCGGATTTTGAAACCGTGCTGGAAGATGTTCAGGCGCTTATTGTGGCGGCAATGCCTGCACAGCAACAGGCATCGGTATCTGCCGCGCTGCTGCTGGAATCTGAACCGATGGCGGCACTGGCTCAGGCATTCACCTATCGCGAGATCCATCTGCTGCAACGCATCAATGAAGCCGTGCGCGCGGTGCTGCTGTCCAGCGCCCTGGGGGCAGATCTCGATCAGGTCGCGGGGAATTTTGACACTGAACGCCTGCTGATTACCGAAGCCACCGACGAGGCGGACGCCGTATACGAAAGCGACGAGGAGCTGCGCGCCCGCACGCTGCTCTCATGGGCGCGCCTGAGCACGGCGGGCGCCAGAAATGCCTATCACTACTTTGCGCGAGGCGCTGATGCGGATGTACTCGACGTACGTGCCTATGGCCCTGAAACGCACAATCAGGAAGGGCGAGTTTTCCTCTACGTGTTGTCACGTACCGGGGATGGCACCGCCCCGCAGGTTTTGCTTGATAAAGTACTGGCAGCAGTTAACCCGGAGGATGTGCGCCCGATTACGGATTATGTGGCCGATTATGTCCGCTCCGCTGTGATTGTGAATTATCAGGTGGTCGCTGACATTTATGTCCCTTATGGCGTGGACACCGCCACGGTGCTGGAAAATGCCACCGCAGCACTGAACGAATACACCACCTCCGTGCATCTCATCAACGCCACCGCTGCACGGTCGGGCATAGACGGGGCGCTGCATCAGGACGGCGTTGTCACCGTCAATTTGCATTCACCTGCCGCCGATGTCGTGGCGACGATGGGCGAAGCGCCTCACTGCACCGCCGTTAAAATCAATCTTGTGGTGATGGACCATGACCGCTAATTATCCCGCCAGCATTCTGCCACCCAACGCCACCGCCGTGGAGCGGGCCATCGACAGGGCCAGCGCCGCAGCGCTGGCGAGGTTGCCTGTATATCTGATCCGCTGGGTAAAAGATCCCGACAGCTGCCCGCTGGCGCTCCTGCCGTGGCTGGCGTGGGAATATCAGGTTGATACCTGGAATATTAACTGGTCAGAACAAAAGAAACGCGATGCTATCAAACGCGCGCATTACATCCATCGCCATCGCGGCACGGTCGCCGCCGTCCGTCATGCCCTGGTGGACAGTCCTTTTGGGACGGATATTGTTGAATGGTTCAACCAGAACCCGAAAGGAGATCCGTACACCTTTCGCCTGAACGTTTTTCAAAACGATCTTCCGGTGACGGAGTATGACCAGCAGGACCTGAAATTAGCGGTGCTGCGTGCCAGGAACCTGCGCAGCTGGTTTTCCGTGCATGTGTTTGGTCGACTTCAGGGAACCTCATATGCGGCCGGGTACATGTATGCCACGGAGAAAATCACGCCGCGCTTTGTCCCGTTGCAGGTGATTTTATCCCGCTACGAGCTGAATCTGGCCCCTGGTGACGCAGAAACGGTCACGGTAACCATCCTCCCTGAATACGCGGAAGATAAAACCTTTACGGTAACCACGTCTGATAAAACAATTGCGACCGCCCGGATTGTCGATGGCGCTATTGTGGTCACGGGCATGAAGCGAGGGACTTGTTCGGTCACCGTCACCACCACTAACGGCGTTAGCGCGGTGATCGGTGTGAAAGTGGTCGCGGTGATGAAGTTCATCACCCGGATCGATAATGCAAACCGTCCGCTGTTCTTTGTACGCATGGATGAGGATTTCACCATCGATTACGGTGACGGCGTCGACGGCCGGGAGTACCGCTTCGAACAGGCCAATGATGTCTATGGATGGGTTATCCCGACACGTGAGCTGACAGTCGGGGAAGAATACCTGATCACTGTCAAAAACAGCGAAACCGCGAGCTTTCAGAGAACACTCAGTAACGTGTCCGTGACGTTGAACACTGTGCGGGAAATCATCTACGTGACGGGTAATCGTGAACATCTCGTTTCATTTGCAGCGCAGGCGAGCGGCCTGATAAAAATTCACGAAGGGGCGTTTGACGATCTGCCCGCGGTAAAAAACTGTTCTGCGATGTTCAGTGCGTGCTCGTCACTGACAACCCTACCCCCGGGGTTGTTTGCGTATCTCCACAATGCAACCAATTTTTCAGGCGCTTTCGCTGCCTGCCAGTCATTAACGGCGCTACCTGACGGGTTGTTTGACGGGTTGTCAAACGTCACCACATTTTCACAGGTGTTTTCCGGCTGTTCAGCCCTGATAACCACCGGCAATTATCTGTTCCGCGGATGTGCTGCGGCTACGTTATTCGAGCGCGCCTTTGACACCTGTACTTCGCTGGCCACCATTGGTCAGGGGATCTTTGCTGGTTGCGTTGCGGCGAACAGCAGTCTGATGGGGCTTTTCCGGTATGCGACGCGCCTGACCGCCGTCCCTGACGATCTGTTTGATGGCCTGCGGGCAGCAAATTTTGAAGGGGTCTTCTTTCACTGCGCAGCACTGGCAGAGGTACCGCCGGCGCTATTTCGTTCCTGTGCGTCAGCCACCTCGTTTCGTGAGGCGTTTGCGGGCTGTACCGCACTGAAAATCGTCCCGGATGAGTTGTTTGCCGGTCTTTCTTCCGTTAACACGTTCTATGGTGTGTTCTCCGGCTGCACGACCCTTACTGATGTTGGTGAAGCGGTGTTCCGTGATTGCATCGGCGCCCGGGATTTTAACTCCGCCTTCTCAAACTGCCGGACGCTGAAGACCACTGGCGTGAATATTTTCGCTGGCTGTACGGCGGCCACCGGGTTTGACTCGGTGTTCTACTGGTGCGATGCCTTGACCGTGATGCCGTCATTTGCGGACTGTCACAATGCGGTGTCATTTTTCCGGGCGTTCTCCCGCTGCGAGTCGCTGCCGGAGGTCCCGGCGGATGCCTTTGCCGGTAAATCCCTGGCGTCCACGTTCCAGGAGGTCTTTGCGTACTGCTACTCATTGACACGGGTTAATGCTGGCGCATTCCGTGACTGCATCTCGGCGACCTCTTTCGGTAGCGCATTCGCAGGGTGCCGGGCGCTCACTTACCTGGCGCCTGATATCTTCACCGGCTGCCATAGCGTGGCGGGCATTAACTCACTGTTTAGTGCCTGCACAGCCCTGACCACGCTACCAGATACATTGTTCAGCGATTTTAGCGCGATCACTCAGATGGCCAGCGTATTCCATGGCTGTAAAGCGCTCACGGAGCTGCCGCCAACACTGCTCGCGAGCCTCAAAAATCTGACGGTGATGTCGCTGACCTTTGCATTCTGTGAGGGCTTGCACGCGATCCCGGCAACCCTGCTGGCATATGCGCCCAGACTGACCAGTGTTTCCAGCGCCTTCCTGGGGTGTACGGGGGTGAAGAGTCTGCCTGCGGGGCTGTTTGACAACAACCCTCTACTGATGATCACCCATAATGCGTTCCAGAACTCGGGATTAACAGCGCTCCCCGAAGGTCTCTTCGCAAATAATCCACTGATCACCGTATTCAGTTATACCTTCAGCGGTTGTTCGAACCTGACCCATATCCCGGCAGACCTGGCCCGGTACAGTGAGCGGGTGACGCAGTTTAGCTCTATGTTCGCGGAATGTATTTCACTGACGGATATCCCTTCCGGGCTGTTTAATGGCGCTGAAGTGACGTCGGTTTATGGTCTGTTTGATGGCTGCACGAAGCTGAAAACCCCGTTGGCCGAAATATTTGACCTGGAAAGCTACCCTCTCATCACCGCAACGGCTTTCACTTTCCGTGAGTGTCGTTCGTTGACGGGGAATGGACTGGACTTTATTAACAAAGTACCCGCGGTCACCCTGTACAGCTCCACGTTTACCAGCTGCTACCAGCTGGATGATTACGACCAGCTTCCCGATACATGGAAATAAACGTTATGCAAACCTTTAAGCAGATGAAGGCCCAGATCGACTTCTGCCAGACAGATGATTTTTTCCTTGAATATCTGCAACGGCTGATGGCCGCGGAGGTTATTCAAATCAATGATGGAGATATCGACGTAAACAGCAAGACCCTCAGTGACGACTTTTGCGAGCGTTTGGCCAATGTTTACGGCGTTAATCTGGATGAAGAGTTAAACCTGGCTACGCCGGATAAGGAGAAATAATGGCATTCGGACTGACGCTCACCGCTGCGGGAGCCGTAGAAATCGAAGCTGCATATCAGACGGGGGAGGTTGTTGATATTACCGCCGTGCTTATCGGCGATGGTGGGGGCGTGACTCTGCCAACCGATCCTGATGACCTGGCGGCAGTCACGGCGCTTTTTGGTCAGTTTGGCCGCGAAACCTTTGACTCTGATTCAAGCTATGAGGGGTTTATCAGCGGTCAGATTGTTATCAACTGCCAGGACTATCCGGGTAAAACTCTCAGAGAGGCGGGGCTGGTCAGCGCTAAGGGAACGCTCATTGCTTACGGCGCATACCCGGCGACATACCTCCCTGCGCAATCGGACTCCATCATCAAAGAGATCATTCTGACGCTGGTGCTGACACTGACGCACAGCTCAAATGTGCAGTTGATTATCGATCCGGCGCTAGCCACTATCACGCAGGAAACGGGTGATAAACGCTATCTCCGCCGTGCTCTGAACCTCTCAGATTTAGCCGACACTGGCGAGGCGCGGGAAAATCTGGAGCTGGGAAACTCAGCCACGCAGGACGTCGGTACCACGGCGGGAACGGTAGCTGCGGGGGATGATTCGCGCATTACCGGTGCCCTGCAAAAAGAGAAAAACCTGTCTGATCTGAGCAATCCATCTGAGGCGCTAAAAGCCCTGGGGCTGAACAGTGATGGAGCCGGATATAAGGCCATTGTTGATGCTATTTTTTACGTCGGGATTGTCATCTCTGGAGAACAAAGCCCGGCGGCTCGTTTCCCATGGCAGACATGGGCTGATTTAAGCGAAACCTTTGCTGGCAGGGTAGTGCGGATTGGTTCTCAGTATGGCGCTACCGGCGGCAGCAACAAGGTGAAGCTTGAAGCCGATAATTTGCCTCCGCACTGGCACCGCTCTGGCGACAGGTCGCCTGGTACCACGTGGGATCCGAACACTACTCACGGAACAGATAATCAGAAAAGTGGACCGCTGGCGCTTACTGAGGGAACCTATATTGATGCGTCAGGCCAGAAAGAGTCCGCAAACAAAGAATTAGATGTGACTAATGAATTTGTTTCCCTAAGTATGTGGAAACGAACATCATGAAATAATAATATGTTACATATGATTATTAAGAGTTAAACTAGTGGTTTTTTAATTCGCTCACTACTATATTTAATAGTAGATTAGTGGTTAGTTATATGATTTCAGCAAAAGGTTGATGGAATAGTATAGTGTGTTATTAATCAAGGGAAGTATTACAAACTATCTCAGTAAATCTATTGCATTGCATTGGTTTCAAGATGTAAGATTTATTAGGCTAATGGTTTATTGAGGGTGGTAAATTGCTTAATTCTAACATTCTTTTGGATTCCTCAGAGAATTATTTCGTTTTAGTAGGGCGAAATGGTAGTGGGAAAAGCACATTATTGCATGAACTTGCAGAGAGCGTTCATGATGGTGGATATAGCACTGTTGCAGTATCCAACACTTTGTTTGATAAATTTAAAGTTCATCCGCAAAGTTTGAATTACAACTACTTAGGCAGTAAGCTAGGTAGGAATTTTCCTGCTCAGGCAATAAAAAAGACTCTGTCAACTAAAAATAAAAATAAGGTAAGTAGGATCTTTTCAGTTCTAAATCACATTGGTTATGAGCAAAAGATTGGTGTAAAAATAAAGTTTAGAAGGAAATTTATAGAGGCTATTAGATATTCTACTAATTCGTTGGGTAATGTTTATCCAATTTATTTTGATGAAAGTGAGTATAATATTCCCGAAGAATTGATAATGGCAATTGATAAGGCAGTTCATGTAAGAGACCAAGGTTATAGTAGTCTTGAGTGGTTAACAGATAATGATAACGTTTTTCATGAAGGTAGCTTTGACTCTTATTTGCATCTGTTAAGGCATGAGCTTCTATTGAAGAAAGCAAAAATAATCTCTGGCATTGAAGTTTTTTTAAGCAAGGATGGGGATTCATTCCCAATCTCTTTTGCAAGTTCAGGTGAGCTTTCTTTTATCGCTTTACTCGTTCATATTGCTTTTTGTGTAAATGACAGTTCCTTTATATTCATTGATGAGCCAGAAAACAGTCTTCATCCCAAATGGCAGCGAGAATATTTCGAATTGTTGAGAGGTGCGATTGGTTATAATAAATGTACTGTTGTTGTAGCTACACATTCACCTCTCATAATAGCTTCAATTTCACAAGATGATATGGCTGTTATCTATAAACGTGATCATAATGGGTTCAATAAAATAAAACATTATGATGACAGCGCAGAAGAGTTATATATTGAATGCTTTGATACGATAACACCAAAAAATAGAGCCTTATCAAATAGGTGTGTTGATATTATTGATGATTTTACGGTGGGTAATATATCATTTCAAATTGCTAAGGAACGCTTATCAAAATTTAAATTAATGGCGGCTGATCCTATTCAGGAGAAATTTCTATCTGGAGTGGATTTGTTGCTTGATAAAATTTCCGTTCATAAGAGGAATGGTTAATGAGTCATAACCTATTTAGCTTAGAAGAACGGCGTTTGATAGCTTTGGCTATTGAGCAAGGCCATACATTTTGGAGCGATAGCTCACTTGAAGCTCTTAAAAGGAAAATTAAGGATCATTTACGTCAAAAGCAGCAGGAGTGTTGTTGCTATTGCTCAAGAAATATAGATGATGAGTTTAACATGGTTCTCGATATTGAACATGTTATCCCGAAGTCAGAAATTGTTTCTGAAATGTTTGAGCTTTCTAATCTCGCAGTATCCTGTAAAAGATGTAACATGAGGATTAAAGGCGATGATGTGTCATTCATTGAAGGCAATTTTGAACAATTTAAATCTAGCGAGACTTTTTATAATTCGGTTTTTTATAAGTTCATTCATCCAAACCTTGATAGATGGGATGGAAATTTGCTTTATGTTGTTGCACAAGTGAATAGAAAAAAGATTGTTTATTATCAAGTTGTAGATGATAGTTCTAAGGGGAAATTTACAAAGGATTATTTTGAATTGGATAAAATTCAGGTTAATACATTTGATGAGGCGCAAGAAGCAATAGGTAGGAAAGAACCTAAAGATCCTGCTATTGCTGAGGAATATCTCAAATTAGCAGCTTCGATGTTGGGTTAAAATAATGATGGGGTTGGTCTTTAAATGCTTTTAAATTAAAATGGATGTGATAATATTCATTTATTGATTCAAATCTAACTCGATAAAATATGCCGGTTAGGAATGCCGGCACAAATCACCACTTTTTGATTAGGGTAAAATTCCGCCTACGGTTTCCTAGACTTTATTCAAGACAGTTTCAACACCATCCTTCAATGTTGCCATCAGTTCACTAACAGATGAACTTTGCAGCCGTTCCCGGATATCTTCATCAACCCGTTGCAACGAGAGCGTGAACTCTATTTTCTTTGCTTTACCATAACGATCGAACTCCTGATGCGTCTCCTGCAAACCCGTGATGACATACATCCCGTAAATGGAGCCGACGCCATCAATCAGCGGCCAGGCCAGTCCGGTGTAGGCCATTGTCGAAACGGCACCCAACGACAGGTTACCACCGGTAATTTCAGGATACAGCAACCCGCCCAGCGTCAGCTGGTTCTCGCCAGCGCCAACATACTGCCATTTTGCACTACGGCCCACGCGATCATTTTTAACGTGCCGCCAGTTACGGGATAGCTGCAATTGCTGATAGGGCAGTGTCCTGAGTTCAAACACAAAAAGTCCGAATACCATCATCATAGTTATAACTCCTGTTAATCATTATCCCGGAATGAACCCCGGGCAGAGCGCTGATGTTTATCCATCTCTGTACGGACGGCCTCGCCGACAAGTCGAGCCAGTTCGCGCGGATTGTCGCTCTTGATGCCATGCAAATGGACGTGAATCTCACCGGAAAAACCATCTGCCGGAACAGCAGCTGCCGGGCGCGTGATTTCATTTCGGCGGACAGCCTGCCAGGCGGGTGCCTGCTTAATCAATGGCTCTCCGGCAGCAATAACCGGACGAGCACTAACAGGTTGTCGAACAAGCCGAGATTCCTGCCATTCACCACGCACCGCAAAGGCCGGGGGGAGATTTTTAAATACAATGTCACCCGGCCCGATACGTTTGCGCTTTTCCTCATCTAAAAGGCCTTTGGTGTTATCCGCGATTTGGCCCAGCCGCCGCTCTGTTCCAGAGTCACCCCCGAGTACATTGGGCGGTGGCGCGCTGCCTTTGCTTGCAGGCTTTTCAGTGGACCATTGCCACTCCCTTTTAACCATGCGCCCGGATTTTTCATCCCATTCCCACATTACAGGGATAGCCCGGAGCCTGGCTGCTTCCAGCCTGGCTCTTTCAATGCCGTCGGGGATGAGATCGAGCTTTTCCAGTAGCCAACCAACGCCTTCCATTAATTTCTGAAGTGGCCAAAGCAGTACGCTAAGCGCAGCACCCAGAACCTCTCCAAAGGTCTGCCCGGCGCTGGCGCACTTGTTTAGCGCCTCGCGACTCTCCTCAACGGGCGTTAATACTTTTTTAAACCAGTTCCAGACGTTTTTGACGCCATCCCCAATGGCCCCGAAAACGGGCGCCAGCCGGGAAAATGCGTTATGAACTGGTGCTAGCCCCTGGATGACGCCGGTAAAAAAACCGCTAAAGAAGGCCTTAATTGGTCCCCAGTATTTCCAGATCAGCACCCCAGCCGCCACAAACGCAGCGCCCAGTAAACCGATTGGGCTCAACAGCAATGACAATCCACCGCCCAGAGCCGTAATTCCACCTTTCACAATACCGAGCAGAGCAGGGATCCCGGTTAGCCGCAGCGCCAGTCCGCCAATGCTTTTTGACAGGGCGCTTATTGCCGCCCCTGGAGAGGTAAAGGCGCCAAGTAACGCGCCGCGCAGTGGTACCATCAATCTGGTTAATACGCTGGCGCGTCCAGCCAGACCGCCGAGTAAAGCACCCCATCCGCTAATTTTGACCAGCGAACTGCCGCCTACAGCACTCAACATGCGGAACGCTGATACCGTACCCCCGATGCCGCTCCCGCCGGATAGCAGCGCAAACCCCAGCCTGAGTTTTGCAAGCGGCCCCAAAAGTAGACCAGCAGCTAATGACATACCGCCAATTACTGCGGTTAATGCCAGTGCGGTACCACCGGCGAGTAACAATGTTCGTGAAAGCCGGGGGTTTTCTTCTACCCAGCTTTGAATACTGCCAATAACCTGGCTAAGCCCCTGCGTCAGCCCGCGCAACGGCCCATCCACTGTCTCAGCTACAGAAATGCGGAAAGCCTCCCACGCGCTGTCCAGCTCCTTCAAATCACCGCCCAGGTTGTCTTTCTTCTTGTCAGCGACGGCGAGCGCCTCCTGGTTTTTATGGGCTTCAGCGATTTGCTCATAGAGTGACTGAAGGTAGCCATCACCTGCGCCTTTGACCAAAGACTGAAGACCGGTAAAACCTTCCTCACCGGCGATGTCTTTGAAAAAGGAAACCTGATCCACATCACCGAAACGGGAGACACGCTTTTGTAGATCGAGAAGGATATCGAACGGGCGGCGCATCTTTCCGCTCGCGTCGGCAGTTTCCACTCCCAGCTCTTTGAGCGCCTTTTTGGCTGCTGTAGTGGGGGAGGCCAGGCGGGAGAGGGAGCGACGCATTGCCGTCCCGGCCTCGCTGCCACGAATACCCACGCGCGCCAGCGTGCCGGTCATGGCTGCGGCTTCTTCCAGGCTAATCCCAAGTCCCGCCGCTACCGGCCCGACAACTTTCATTGTCTCGCCGAGGCTGCTAAGCGTGGTATTGGTACGGGTAAATGTACCTGTCAGCACATCGCTGACGCGGTCCATTTCTCCGGCATCGAGGGAAAACTGAGAAAGAATGTTTGAGCCGATGTCTGCCGTTTCACCCAGTTCCATACTGCCTGCCAGCGCCATATTGAGCACGCCGGGCAGTGCGGCCCGGATAGCATCTGGCGTGAAGCCCGCCATTGCCAGAAAGGCCTGGCCGCTGGCGGCGTCACGTGTGGTGAAGGCAGTTTCAGCACCGAGTTTTTTTGCCTGGGAACGCAGAGCGGCCAGCTGCGAATCGCTTTTATCGAGCCGCGTCAGAGCCTGGACGTTTGACATTTCCTCATCAAAACCAACCGCAGGCGACAGGAAGCGTCCGGCGCCATACCCGGCAGCGGTTGCCGTAGCGACTGCCATTGCTCCACCGGATCGCAGCTTCCCGGCGGTCTGCTGCGCGCCCTCGTAACGTTTACGAGCTTGAGTGACCGCAGCAAGTTGTTGTTTTTCCCGTTCAAGGGATTGGTTGTATTGTTCTGTGCGGCGTATTGCGTTACCGATGGTGGCGCTACTACCGGATAGCATGACGCCATGCTGGCGCAGGGCTGACGCACTCTCTCGGAGGCGGGCCACTTCCGTCACGCGTTTTGCGGTCAACCGATCAAGCCGCTCACCCAACCGGGACATCAATACTTGCTGTTTTTCTGTCAGCGTCCCGTTTTTACGTTGTGCTTCTGACAAGCCATCAAAGCGGGTACGGGCTCGTGAGATTGAACGATCGGTTTTGCCGACGGCCGCGGTCATTCGCTGAAAAGTGGCACTGCTCTTATCGAGCCCTTTCAGGGTGGATTGTGTTTTTCTGAGGGAGTCGGAAAGGCCGCCCGCGCTCTGGCGGGCAGCATTAACGGGGCGGGTAAACCTGTCGATCGCGCTGAACGCAACACGGATATCAAGACTCTTCATCACTGGCACCACTTCGAAGCGCCGCCCGCTTGCGCCAGGCTATCACCTCGCCAAGATCCATGCCGAAAACTTCAGAGGGCGGCCAGTTAAAAATAACGGCAATATCAGCAACCAGATCGTCGATCTGGTCGAATGCAACGGTGATTACTCGCTCTCCGTCTCCGCCGCGTTCAACGCTCCAGGCTCCGGCGGATTCAAGAAAGGGACCAGAAGCTCTGCCAGCCCGATAAAGTCCAGAGTGTGCATTTCGTTGATTTCTTTTTGTGTCAGCGCAGGCGCGGTGACTCGCGTCAACAGCGTGGCAATTGAGTCTGCATCCATATTGGCAACGCGGATAAGATTCAGGCCGCGCAACGATCCGGCCTGACTGATGGCGCCGGTGATTTCCACCTGTCCGATCTCACTGTCTTTACGGACTACCGGCTGCATCAGCGTGAACAGGTTTTTAATTTTTTTAGTCATGTTAAAAATCTCCGGGCGGCATCTTTGCCACCCTCTGAAAGGTGATTAACTACCCATGCCAAGGGCGGAAGTGATGCGGTCCGGGAACATGTTCTGACCGTTCTTTTTGTAGATGAAGTTCAGCAGGTCGATTTCGATAATGGGCTGATCATCCATGGAGAATTTGTAGTAGGTGGATTTAAAGGTGTAGCTTTCCTCCGTGTCTTCTCCCTGTTTTGAGTCTCCACCGTCGAGTTCAGTAAATCGCCCGCGCAGCTCTACCTCGACAAGCTGGCTTTCGCCATCAGTGAAATATTCACCCGCAAAGCGTAGCCGCGTGCCGTCAATTTCTGCCCCGTATTCGAGAAACAGAGCCTTAATAACGCCGCCAAAAACAACGGTGGAATCCAGCGCGCCAGCCTCAAGGCCGAGATCAACCCCGACCGCGCCCAGCATGCCACCGCCCTGATAGTCCTCTACCTTTCGTGACAGTTTGGGGCGAGTGAAAGAGGTCACTTTTCCCAGATAGTTGTCGCCGTTAACAAAGCAGCTAAAAAGCCGCAGTTTGTGAGGAATAGCCATTATTCACCCCCGAGCGACGCGAACGCCGGTTCGTAAAAATCATCAGTAAAGGTCTGGTATAGCGTCAGATCTTCAAGCGGTGGGACCGGGCTGTAGCTATAGCGCACAATCAGTTTTCCCTGGCGCAAATCCTTGGTGCCGTTGTCCAGCGTGTCATACCAGCAGTCAGCGCCGATAAGCTGGCCGGCAGTAACTTTTTTGCTGAGCGCAGAGCGAATGCCGCTTACCACATCTTTCACGTTGGCCGGAGTGAGTGGGCTGTCAACAGAGGTAAATTGCGCCTCTGCAATGCTGTCTGCCAGGATCTGCGCGGTACGGGTAAAAACCTCAAAAGTGTAGGTTTCGGTGTCCGTGGTGCGGTTACCCCAGAAACGGAAACCGTCACGCTTGATAAGCGTCGTGATTTCGTTGTTGTTCAGCTCGTTGGCATCGCTGTCTTCTGCCTGCAATGCCCAGAAAACATCTTTCGAAATACCCAGAACGTTATTCACCACAACGTTGGACAGTGATTTGTGCCAGCCCTGGCTGTTATCAATGGCGGCGCGCAGGCCGCAGGCGTAAGCCGGGGCGGGAAACGTTTCGTTATCATCCGTCAGAGGGTTGTAAGCGATAAAGTCCGGCCAGATCAGCATCAGCTCGCGGTAAGCGAAGGTCTTGCGATAAGCGATAGCCTCCGCCATGGTCGCGCAGCCGTTACAACCGGCATAAACAAAAGCCCGCAGGTTCTGGGCAATCACGCAAAGCTGTGACGTCACCTCCTCGGTATCGTAGTCCGGTACCGCCAGGATGCGCGGACGATAGCCGGTTTTGGCCTCCGCCGTCAGCAGGGCATACATTCCCGTGTAGCTGTCGCCATCTGTCCCGCCAATAATGGCCTGAGACTGGCTGGCTCCGTTACCGGAAGCCTCTTCCACCCGGACAATCACAACACGCGGGCTGCACTGGTCAGAAATGGCTTTGAGGGTTTTGTAAAGCGACCCGGTTTTACCTGCCTTGCCGAGGACGTTACGCACCCGTGTCAGCAGAACCGGCGTATTGAGCGGGAAGGTTTCCGGATCGGCGTCATCAGCAACCGCAACAATACCGATCACGCTGGAATCAATGTCATTGATTGCCTGCTGTAGGTCGGTATTTTCGCGAGAGCGGACGCCGTGAAAACGAGTTTCAGACATAAGTTCACCATCATGTTGCTCTTTGAGTTCAGGGCAATATTCAACGTTAAGTCTGCTGGCGTCGCCTGGTTGCCGGTCTGCCCGTTCGCTGACAACAAAAAGGGATTCAGCCCCGCGCGCGGGCATGGAATCATCAGCAAAAAACGGGGGAGTTATGTCGATAGCAGACACGCTAACAACAGCAGCCGAAGCGTATTTAGAAAAATTAAGTGACGTCGTTAAGAAGCCGGATTTTAGTATTACCCTGGGTGGGGTTGTGCTCACCGAACTGGCCGACCGCATCACTTCGCTATCCGTTACAGATAACAACGGTTTCGATGCTGACCAGCTAACCCTGTCAGTAGATGACTCTGACGGAGTAACAGATTTGCCCCCACGTGGTGCGGAGCTGGCGGTGTCAATCGGCTGGCTGGGAGAGGCGTTGATCTACAAAGGTCTCTACACCGTTGACGAGGTGGGACATAGCGGGCCGCCGGACGTTATCGACATCACCGCGCACAGCGCTGATTTTCGCGAAGAGATGAACGTCAGGCGAGAGGTGTCCTGGCATGATGTGACGGTAGAGCGGGTGGTGTCGGCCATTGCCCGGCACTATGACCTGAAGCCGATGATTAGCGAGGCCCTGATCGACATTGAGATCGACCATGCGGATCAGACCGAAGAGAGCGACATGTCGTTTTTAACGCGCATGGCGGAGATGCTGGGGGCCATCGCCACCGTGAAAAATGGCTGTCTGTTGTTTATCCTGCCTGGGGGCGGCGTCAGTGCATCCGGCAGGGCGCTGCCATCGGCTGAAATAACCCGTGCCAGCGGAGATCGTCACAGGTTCCGCATTGCCGATCGTGATGCTTACACCGGCGTGCGGGCGTACTGGCTGGATCTTAATTTCGGCAAGAAAAAACCGGTCAAGGTCACTAAGCGCAAAACAAATACTGCCAGAAAAAAGGCTGAGGAGAAAAGCAGCCGCCCGGAAGGGGATTACATGGAGGGCGCTGAAGGTAACGTGTATGTTTTGCGTAAAACCTATCAGAACGAAACGGCGGCCAGGCGCGCAGCTGCGGCAAAATGGATACAGCTCCAGAAAGGCGCAGCACAGTTTTCGATAACCCTGGCGCGCGGCCGCGCCGATTTATATCCGGGTATGCATCTGACCGTGTCGGGCTTTAAGCCTGAAATCGATACTCAGGATTGGATCATTGCCAGAGCGGAACATGTGATCGGTGATAACGGATTTACAACGAAAATGGAGCTTGAGGCGAAAATAAGCGACTGGATTGCAGAAACTGAACAGTAGCGGCCATAATAGGCGTGAGTTCAACTCCCTATGGGAGATCATCATGTTTGTTTGTCCCTACTGCGGCGCAAACGCCCGCACCCGCACCAGCCGCCGGTTAAGCGAGTTCACCATCCGGCAATATCATCAATGCCAGAATCTTGAATGCAGCGAGTCATTCACGACACTTAACACCGTAGAGCGCAGAGTAACGAAGCGCTCAACCAGCGCAGATCCTTTGCCGCCAGGATTTATCCCCGGCGATGCTTTCCCGGCTTCTCATTACGGGAACAGTCAACTTAGTCTTGCAGTATAAAAATAGCCCCCTGGAAAGGGGGGCTATTCTTGTCAATGTGGTCGATATGTGGACAATTTTGAAATAAATCCTTTTATTTCAATTTATTAAATCCCAAAAAAAAGCCCCGTCGGGGGCGACGGGGAAAACTCATTGATTATGGAATGATCTGTTCTCTGGTCAGTTCGAGAACAAGCGCTACTCTACGGGGCAAAAGTGTAGTTAAAATGGAGAAACCATGAAGAATCAGGGCAAATACCTGCTCTGTGCAAAGAAGGAGCAGAAATGAAGTGGATGATAATGCTACTGCCGCTGACCCTGGCCGGATGCGCGAAGCAGCCGCAGCCGCAGGATGCCCCACCGCCGCCGCAGACTATCGGCATGGCCAACCCGGCTTCCGTCTACTGTACGCAAAAAGGCGGTAGTCTGATTCCGGTTCAGACGCCGCAGGGCGTGCGCAGCGACTGTAAGCTGCCCGGCGGGGAAACCCTCGATGAATGGGAACTGTGGCGCCGGGATCACCCCGCTAAGCCGTAACCGGTAGATTCTCAAGCCAGTTAGCCAGCACCAGCGCATGGTTTTGCCGGGTATCTTTGGCGGCATACAGCAAGGTTAAGGGCTGTTGGCGAGCCAGCCCGGCGAGACGTAATCCTTCGTCACGCCGGGCGTCGAGTTCCTGGCGATACTGTTGACTGAAGCTGGCAAAATCGATCGCCTCGCCGTGGAACGCTTTACGTAGCGCCGAAGAGGGCGAGAGCGATTTGCACCATTCATCGTAGCGCAAAGCCTCTTTTTTCATCCCGCGCGGCCAGAGTCGGTCGACCAGGACGCGGTAACCGTCGCCGGCCTCTGCCGGATCATAAACGCGTTTACAGTGAATCAT